TCTGTCGCATTCCCGAAGAGTTTCTGAAGCAACGTGCCGGTTGGTACGAGAGTCAGAACAAAGCTCAGATGGAATCGGTGGACAACAATTTCCTTCGTGAAAATGATCCTCGGATGCCTCTTTTCTCGGAAAAGAAGACCAAGGTCACTTTCGGGTCTGGTTCTTAAATTTAGGAGTCTTTAATGGCTTATCCCACCATTGACAAGCCGTATGGCTTGAAGCCGATCAATCTGATCGGTGGTCAGGTGTTCGCCGGACAAACTCGCCAATACCAAATTAACCCCGCCGGGTTCGCTGGTAACATCTTTTATGGAGATGTGGTGAAGATTGTTTCGACGGGCTACATTGAAAAAGATACTGGTCAAGCGACCGCCACTCCCGTGGGTATCTTCCAAGGCTGTTCTTACGTTAACGCGCAAGGACAAGTCATCTTCGCGCAGTACTACCCCACCGGGTACGCTGCCCCCACTGGTACCGTTATCACCGCCTACGTGCAAGACGACCCGGACCTGCTGTTCAAAGCGGTTCTGGTTGCTGGTACTACTGAAGATGGCAACGGCCTAACCCCGGCTTATCTGGGCCGCACCATGATTGGCAGCAATGCCGAGTTGGTGCAGAACTCTGGTTTGACCGCGACTGGTGATAGCCGCATCGGTATTTTTACCACTGCTGGCGCAACCACCACCGCGTCTCTCCCGATTCGCATCATTGATGTGGTTCCTGATACCGCTAACTCGTCTGGTAACTTTGTTGAAGTGATCTGCAAGTGGAACGCTCCTTACGTGGTCTCTGCGACTACTGAATCTGGCGGCGTTTACACCACCACTAGCACGGTTACCGGCGGACATCAGTACCTCAACCCCGTTGGCGTCTAATCGAAGGAGTAATTAAAAATGGCTATTTCACGCGCACAACTGCTGAAAGAGCTGCTCCCCGGTCTGAACGCCTTGTTCGGCATGGAGTACGCTCGCTACGGCGAAGAACACAAGGAAATCTACGAGACCGAGACTTCCGAGCGTTCCTTCGAAGAAGAAACCAAGCTGTCTGGCTTCTCCGCCGCTCCGGTGAAGAACGAAGGCTCTGCGATTGCCTATGACAACGCGCAGGAAGCTTGGAGCACCCGCTATACGCACGAAACCATCGCTCTGGGTTTCTCGATCACCGAAGAGGCGATCGAAGACAACCTGTATGACAGCCTGTCGGGCCGTTATACCAAGTCGCTGGCTCGTGCCATGGCTTACACCAAGCAGGTGAAAGCCGCTGCGGTGTTGAACAACGGTTTCTCCAGCACCTACCCCGGTGGTGATGGCGTCTCCCTGTTCAACGCTAACCACCCGCTGATCTCCGGCGGCGTGAACAGCAACACCCCGACCACCCAAGTCGACCTGAACGAGACTTCCCTGGAAGCCGCCGTCATTCAGATCGCCGCTTGGACGGACGAGCGTGGTCTGCTGATTGCAGCCAAGCCCAAGAAGATGGTTGTCCCCCCGGCACTGATGTTCACCGCCAAGCGCCTGCTTGACACCGAACTGCGTGTCGCAACTGCTGATAACGATATCAACGCTATCAAGCAGATGGGCGCCATCCCCGAGGGTTACACCGTGAACCACTTCCTGACCGACCCGAACGCATGGTTCCTGACCACTGACGTTCCCAACGGCATGAAGCATTTCGTTCGCACCCCGCTGCAGAACTCTATGGACGGGGACTTCGACACGGGCAACGTCCGCTACAAGGCCCGCGAGCGTTATTCGTTCGGCTGGTCGGACCCACTGGGTATGTGGGGTTCTTCGGGCTCGACCTGATAACTTCGCAAAAAAAAAGGGGGCTTCGGCCCCCTTTTTTTGTCATTTAAACTGTTGCGCGGCATGTTTAAATGGGATATATTGGCGCCATCCCGGGGTTCCCGGCGTTTCTGACAGTCCCGGCTGACGACATGCAGACAGAACGCCCAAACGAATACTCGCATGTGAGGAAATCATGGCACGTACTACGTTCAACGGCCCAGTCGCATCTGACAACGGCTTCGTCTTCCCGACCGCCACCGCCGCCGTTCTTGGCGATGCCGCCGACGCGGTCAACACCATCAATAAGACTGTTGGTAAGACCGTTCAGGACATCGCTACCGGCATCATCTATGTTGCCACCGGCACCTCCGCGACCTCGGCTTGGAAGGGCTCCGACGCATCCACCGTTACCCCGTCTTAATAGGAGGCCGACATGGCCATGCAATACGACGTTAAGGCTGCGTATACGGCTTCTGACGCGGCGATGGTTGCTTACCCGGTGCGCGTGAAGGGGGCTTATGTCTCCGTCACCACCGGCGGCGCTAACCCTGTTGTCTTGTACGACAACGCTTCTGCTGCGTCTGGAAATGTGCTGTTGCGTATTGGCGTGACGGCTGCTGGGTGCCACACGGTGGTGATCCCCGGCGAAGGCATCCGTGCAGCTAACGGGGTGTTCTGCGACACGGGTGATGCCGCCGCAGTCACGATCTTTTATGGCTAAGTCGCCCGCATGGACTCGCAAAGAAGGCAAGAACCCCAAAGGTGGCTTGAACGCCAAGGGTCGCGCCTCTGCGAAGGCCCAAGGGATGAACTTAAAACCTCCGCAACCAGAGGGCGGGTCAAGGCGCGACTCCTTTTGTGCAAGGATGAGTGGAATGAAGAAGAAGCTCACCTCAGCGAAGACCGCGAACGACCCAAACTCCCGGATTAACAAATCTTTGCGTGCTTGGAAGTGCTGACATGGGCCAACATACCGACACAGTGAAGAACACGCTGGACATCGTTTCGGTGTTCGCGGCGATCGGTTCTTTTCTTGAATTGCTGACCCCCGTGTTCGGCTTGATCGGTGCTGTGTGGACGCTCATGCGTATTACAGAGATGATCACCGGCAAGCCGTTTGCTGAGATTATTCGTCGAAAGAAGGTTGATGATGCCGAGCAAAAATAAGGCGCAGCACAATCTGATGGCGATGGTTGCCAATGATCCTGCCGCCGCAAAGCGCGTGGGTATTCCGCAATCTGTTGGCGCGGAGTTCATGAAAGCCGACAAGGGTATGAAGTTTGGCAAAGGCAGTGGCACCCGTGCTGATTCACAGGTGATCAACAGGCCCAAAACCAATCAAGGCAAACAAGAACTTTTTGCAAAAGGTGGCGATATGAAAGAATCTAAAAAGATGGTTGGTCAAGAATTGGCCTTCATGAAAAAGAAGGGCGCTCCCAAGTCCATGATCAAACATGAGATGAAGGAAGCCAAGATGGCCAACGGCGGCATTACCAAGGCCAAGATGGGCGCAGTCAAGACCGCAGCCCCCAGCCGTGACGGCGTTGCCGCCAAAGGCAAGACCAAGGGCACCATGGTCAAGATGTCCGGCTCTAAGCCGCTGGGCATGAAAAAGGGCGGCTACTGCTAATTTAGGAGGCCGTTATGGCTCGACGTAATCGTAATTTGGCGGGCCTAGCCGCACTTGGTGCGTTGGGTCTTTACATGGCCCGTGGGGATAAACAGGAGGGCAGCAATGTCCCTGTTACGGATTATTCCACCGACGCACGTACTGGCAATAGGATTACCGCAGCCAATACCGGACTCGCATCCGTGGGGTTGGCCCCACGTCCTGACCTTATGGCAGGGGAAAATGCGGAAGTTGACCCGTATCTGGCTCGTGAAATGGCCCGTGCTGGTCGCGGACCTATTGCGTCTCTTGAAGGCCGTCGCCCTGCGGCTCCGGCAAGCGCCTCTTCCCGTCCCGCCGCCAACCGATCAATGGCAGCTAAGGCAAGTCAAGAGCCTTACAAAAATCCTCAACGTGGCCCAAGCTTTGAGGAAATCTCCGCTTATAACCGCTCTCGTCAGACGGCTGGCGTTCCCACAAAGCCTCGTGAAGGCATGGTTCAGGCGTCCACTCGCAGCATGACGCCTGCCCGGCCTCAAACCCGGGAAGAGGCGATTGCGCAAATCCCCACGAGTACCGGCAGCCGTTACTCTTCTGTTGCGTCTGACACTGATCCGAGCCTGCGGGAGACTGGCAGTGAGTTTGGGCGTAATGTGGGCAACACCCTCGCCGCGCTAACGCCTCTTGGCGGCGGTTTTGGTAAGGTTGGGGCGGAACTTGCAACGGCTAAAGGCGCGGCAGAACGCGCCGCAGCAGCAAAAAGGAGCAGTGAATTGGCTGAAGAAGCAATTCGCGCTCAAAAGCCCACCAAATTTACCAGCACCAAATCCACGGCACCCAAAAGAACTTCTGAGGCCACCAAATCCCGCGTCAAGAAATTCAACGAGGAAGAGGCTGGAGTTGAGTTTAAACGCGGCGGATCGGCTAAAGTCAAGAAGATGGCTTCTGGCGGTTTCACTTCCTCCGCCTCCTCCCGCGCAGACGGTATTGCCTCTCGCGGCAAGACCAAGTGCAAGATGTATTAAAGGGGTTTGACATGGACATGGAAATGCTGGAAAAGAAAAAACCCGCCGTTAAAGACGGTGTCTACGATCCAGACTCGGGCACTCCCCCTCCGCAAGACATCGACGGTGGCTCGGTCAGGACTCCTCCCAAGGCCCCTAAGCCAAAGAGAATGGCCTCTGGCGGCTCCGCTTCGGCCCGTGCCGATGGCTGCGCCCAGCGTGGCAAGACTCGCGGGAAGATGGTGTAAACATGATGGCCAGCCGTGGCATGGGGGCCATGAACCCCAGCAAGATGCCCAAGGGCGTTCGCAAAGCCCGGCGGGACGATACCGACTTCACGCAATACGCTGAAGGCGGGAAGGTGAACGCGGCTGGCAATTACACCAAACCGAGTCTGCGCAAGCGGATCGTGTCGCAGGTAAAGGCCGCCGCCACCCATGGCACCGGTGCAGGTCAATGGTCAGCCCGCAAGGCGCAGCTTGTTGCCAAGAAGTACAAGGCGGCAGGCGGGGGTTACCGAGATTGAAAGCGCCCCAGCAGTCATTGAAGGCTTGGGGCGACCAGAAATGGAGAACCAAAAGTGGTAAACCGTCTAGTAAAACTGGTGAGCGATACCTTCCAGAAGCTGCGATCAAAAGTCTCAGCCCTTCTGAGTACGCTGCGACAACGCGTGCGAAACGTGCGGGGAAAGCCGCCGGAAAACAATTCGTAGCCCAGCCCAAAGGCATAGCTAAGAAAACAGCGAGGTTTCGATAATGGCAACCACCTCCGGCGCTTCCGCGTTTAACCTTGACCTGTCTGAATTGGTCGAGGAGGCTTTTGAGCGGGCCGGTTCGGAGATGCGCACGGGCTACGACTTGCGCACGGCTCGTCGCAGTTTAAACATCATGTTTGCCGACTGGGCAAACCGTGGGATCAACCTGTGGACGATCGAGCAGGGCACCATTGATCTGGTCCCGGGCCAGAATACCTACGCCTTGCCCACCGACACGGTCGACCTGATTGAGCAAGTTATTCGTACCGGCGCAAACGTAGCCGCAACGCAGGCCGACCTGACCATTACCCGGATCAGCGTGTCGACGTATGCGACGTTGCCCAACAAGCTGCAACAAGCCCGCCCGATTCAGGTCTGGGTTCAGCGCTACAACGGCCAGCAAAGCCCGACGGGCC